AAGTCAAACCAATCCGTAAAGTTTTCTAACATATCGTTCTGTACGTACTGAGTCTTACCCTTGATATGATGAAACCGACTACCATACACCTTGTTCATCTTTTCAATCTGTTCATAACGAAGTTTAGGATCAGGTACTTCATAACCTAGGTTTTCTTCAATAGGGCCGATACAAACCAGATCCGCATCAGTATACGTCTCCAGTTGGTAGGTCGTAGAATGACCCCACAAGAAACCGATCTCCAATACCCGTTTGGGTTTGAAGTCTCGTTGTACGGTCTGAAATGCCTCCATGATTTGGTCTGAATGTGGCATGTAACCCCACCCGTCAGTAGGCCAAATTAAGTGGTCTAGATTCATATCATAAAGTCCTCAAGGTTCACTCGTTCTTCCGCAGTCCATCCCAACGCATCTAAGATAGGCGTGAGTGGATCTAGGAATGTCTTGTCAAACATTATACCATAATCTATCTTAGAATGCAAGTTTAGTTCCTTGGGTAGACCCATCGGGAAGGCGACCACGTTTTCTTTTATCTGGTTAGGAACCTTCAGATAGATAAACTTGATCTTCTCACCATCCTGAATGTGTTCGTACTTTTCAGTCAGGTCATTCTTCTGTAACGCTTTGTTGTACAGTAACGCACCTCGCACATGGATAGGTGTACCCTTCTTGTAGGTCGTATCCTTGTCTTGCCACTTAGTCAGATTAGATATACCACGGGGAAACGCAACGTCCTCTGGATCAAACTTAGAGAAACTACGGCGGAAGTCTGCGATACGTTTCTGTGTCGCACCCTCATCACCGGTCACCATGAGACTGAACATCTTCTTCATCTCGTCTCGACACACAGACGGAGTCGATGACTTGATCGCCTCGATACCCATCATCTTTAGTTTAGGTTCTGCGTACTGGACACCCTCGTTGTTGTGTACGTTCAGGATGTATCGTTTCTTCGCCATCCAGATACCACGGTCTGCGATTACCTCACGTCCCATCTCCATGCGATTCTCATACGCACTGGTTTCGGTTGCGAGATCTGCATAGGCATCTGCAATAATCTTTTCGAAATGTTCTGAACAGATCTTGTCGAGGAACTTTACTGGATCCTTGGGGTTGAACTTCTTGACCAGTTTGTCCATACCAATGTAGACCGAGTCAGTATCAATTGCGATCACGTAGTCTTCGTCAGTCTCCAGAAGATTGTTCATCTCATCGTTGACTGCCTTCTCTGCGAGTTTGATTGCACGTTGACCGGACATAGTAATGCCCTCTGCGATACGGTGGTCAAAGTATCTGAACCATTTGTTCGCAAGTGCACCATAGAGTGAGTTCATAAGGATCTTGATACCCATCTGTTGGTTGTCAAGGTTCGCGATCTCGTTCTCCAGTTTCTTGGTAGGAGTGTCCTCGTACTCCTGTTTCTTCTTCAACATCTCCTGTTTGATCACAACACGATTGTTGTAGAACTTTTTAATGACCTTGGGAATGACACCTAGTTTCTCGTGAGTGTATCGTACACCATTCGCAGCGAGTGCACCCTCTTCGAACCTAGGGGACAACAGAGTCTCGGGAGACATATTGTACTGTACAATGATGTTGGGATACAGAGAGTTCAAGTCAAAAGAGACAACCCAGTCGTGACCACCAACCTGTGGATCTTTCACATAACCACCAAGGATCTTACCCGCATCATAATCGATCGGGGGACGAGGCGGAATCACCACGTTGTCCTGTAGGAGTTCGTTGTAGATGATCGTATCCCAGATTGCTGTGGTACCTAGTGCGTCACCATAGTTAGTTTTTGCACCATAGGACATAGTCAATACCAGAGAGATGATACCAATCTTCTCCTCCAGTCGTTCGACCAACTCCACGTCTTTGATGTTGTAGTCAATGAACTTCTGGTAGTCATTCTTGTACAGGGCGTTAAGTGATCCGTGTTCCTCATAGGATAGTTTGCGTTCACCCAGTACCACGTTGGCAATGTTGTCCAGTTTGTAGGACTCTTGTTGACCATAGGTGTTGAGGGTGAACTTCTTGAATAGATCGAGGTAATCCAGTTGAGTGATACCCTCAACCGCATATGCCTGCTGTTCACGTCCACCAAGGGTCATAACCGTCCTAGAACGCACCAGTTTCCACGGAGAGAGGCGTTTGGCGTTATCCCACCCCAGTAGACCAGTAATTCGGTTGACAAGGTATGTCATGTCGAACAACTCACTGTTCCAACCTGTCACGATGTCTGGACAGTTACCTTCCCACCAACCTAGGAAAGAACCGAGAAGGGCACTCTCATCCGTACACTTGAAGTAGGTAGTATCCTCACGTGCATTGTAATCACCGAGACCCCAGACCATACGTTGGTCGGATTGGTTGTTCTTGACACAGATAGCGGTGACAGGGTGTTCTGCATCCTCGGGTTTAGGGAAACCTTTGTCGGACGCAACCTCGATATCGATGTAAGCGATGTTGATCTTGGAGGTATCCCATTTGAGATCCGAAGGATATGTTTCAGAGATGAACTGCGAAACGTAGTTGGTGTTGCCGTGTACCGTGAAGTTCGGTATGTCTTTATATTGAGCAACAAACTCTTTCGCCTCTTTCATCGATCCCATCTGCACTGGTTCGACCTTCTTTCCGTAGAGAGAACGATACTTACCAGAAGCCTTGGGAGACTCGATGTAAAGAGTAGGGTTAAAGGGAATGCGATCGGAGATGCGTTGACCATCCTCGATGCCGCGAAGCAAGATATTGTTCCCGTAACGGGTCACATTGGTATAATATTTCATGTACGCAGTATATCAAATACCGCCCTACTTGTCAAGCGTTATCCAAGAATAATCTGGATGAACTTCCCTATCGTATTTACGCTTGCCTGTATCGGTCACAGTACCACCAAACTCCTCATCAATGATCTGAATGATTGGAGAATCCCATATCTTCAACGGTTTGGTATATGCAGAACTCACGTCAACGTTCAGTCCTGTCTTGTTACAGTATTCAGGGTTCTTGAATCGGTTTGCGGGCCAATAGGTGTTGGGATGGGTATTGTTTTTAGAACGACAGTACTCATCGGTCACAACATGCAACAACTGCATCGGGCCACGTTTGTATCCGTTTTCAAACTCCTTACAGTACATGGCTGCAATCTTAGGTGTAGTAGTCCAGAACTCGTTTGCCATACCCAATTGTAGAGAAGAGTCTTTGGATGACCACTTAGACATGATCATACGGAAAGTGTCTTCACACTCAGGTCTCAGGAATGCGTCATGTTCCAACATCCATATACGTTCACCTTTCGCCATGCGTTTTGCTGCACGGTAATGAGAATGAAACGCGGCGAGTTCCTGTGGTGACCTGCCGGAAAGGTCGTTGTTAACCCCTTCTAGTAATGTGTCAGGGGTGATACATTGTACCACCGTCACCTCAAAGATGTCTGACACACGTTGAAAGGATTCTAATGCCACTTGCATATACTTCACTGCAAGTGGATTACCGAAGTCGACATTCATGATGCCGCGTGCTATACCTTGCATTATGCTTTAGAACCTACCACTCTTCGTACAATATCATTATGGTTGAACTCTGCCCAATACAACTCGAATGCAACCCCATCTTTAGTACCTTCAAACTGGTGAATCTGACCCGGCTTTACCTGAGTATATTCACCTGCTCTTAAAACAGTTTCATCGACTAGACCGTCTTGATCACCGTCTTGCCATACCCGTACTATCATCTCACCGGACTCACAAAAGAATCCATTCCACTTAAACTCGTGGAGGTGTTCCGAACACTTGAAACCTTTTTTAAACTCTATTCTGTGGAACTCCAGTACACCATTTGCGGCGACTAATTCTGTCTGTCCCCATAATTTCCCTGCTTTCATAACGACTCCCTCAACTCAGTATAACCACCAACATAACTCCACTCATCTCCCTCTACGGTAAAGATCTGTGGAACTGTACGAAACGCTTGACCTGCGACCTCCATGAGACGATCCTGTTCCGCAGGGGCAACCTGCGTCAGACAGACGTACTCATACTCAAGTTGTTTATCGGTACAGAGTTGTTTTGCCTGTCGACAGTACCCACAGGTGGGGGTTCCAACTATAACATATCTCATAAAATCACCTTTTCATTTCACTTGTTATATCTAGACAATAAAAAAGAGAGGGTTTTGACGCCCTCTCTTCCGTTCTTTCTAGCTACTGGTCTCGTCACTTTTCTCATCATCAAT